CTAATGGATATAGTTCCCCACCTAACAAACGGTTAACTTGACCTTCTTCACAAAATCCAGTTCCTCCGTTTGCTTTTACTTTATCAACGCATTTCGCAAAGGATTCTGGGTTTGAAGACCTGCTATAGATCTTACATTCTGAAACCAAATTAGAACCAACAGCAATATCATAATCTGTAAAACGAATCTCCCAAGAAGATGCGTAGGCTTGATAATACTCACTTTCGGGGTTTGAAGCCTCGATTAATACATTCGCTAATCCCGGATAAATATGTTTATAAATGAATCCAGCAAGAGTAATATAAAAAGGAGAAGTCCTATTCTTATAATCCTCTGATTCGTTTTCTTCAAATTCGGGTTGCTTATCTGAAAAACTAGCGTTTACAATATGTCCAACAATATGAGTTTTATTGTGTTCGATATTGATTGGTTTGTGAACAAACTGTTTTAAAATTTTTGCAGCGTTTTCGGCGTTAATACCATCGTGATTGGCGTTAAATTTATTAACAAGGGCAACGTTAAAAACAACAGGAAGAATATCAATATTTTTTTCGGCACTAAATTCCTTGGGAATTAAAGAAGAAGCCTCTGAAATTAAAGAAGCCTTTGACAAACCAAGAAGTTCAAAGTCCTTTTGTTCTAAGACCCTAAAACCCCCACTAAATTTTGCGATTGATTCCATTAAATATGATTAGAATGATAAAGAAGAGATGCGGCATAATCATCTAGTCCGTGTTTAACCGCAATACTGAAAATTTCAGGATGAATATCCATTTTAAGAAGAGTGGAAGCATTAGAGGAAATTTCCTTTACTCGTTCTTCCCAATTTTGAATATCATCATTAACTACAACCTTTTTACACACTTCGGTAATATTTTCCTTTTGATTTTTCTTTAAAGACTTGACTCCAAGCTTTTCTTTATAAAGAGATTGGGCGAAAGACTCTAAATCTCCGATCTTTTTAAAGACAGAAATCAAATCACCAATAGCGTATTTTTCTTCAGAAGCTTTTGAAGTTCCTGTTGGTCTTCCGCCACCGGGAGCAGATGTAGAAGCGGTCTTTGTAGAGACTTGCCCATTTTGCTTGTTAGGATCTTCAATAAGAAGATTTGTAGAAACAAGGGGTAGATAATAGCCTTCTTCGCGATCTTTTTTATACCCCTCCTGCTTTTCTTTAAGATCTTCTGATTGTGGAAATTCCCCCTTATGAATAACTTCAAGACCTTGCTCTGGAGTTAGAATACCCAACTCCATCATTCTTGTAGTTAATTTTTGAAGGGTTTCGTCTGCGATAACGTCTTTTTTAACAAACTTTGCTTTTGGAGCCTTAACGTATCCAACCGTTTTGCAAACGGCATCAATTTCTTTTTGGAGGAAATCGTTTAAAAATCTACGACGAGATTCTTCAAGGCGAGCGAAGAATAATTTTAATTTTGACCCCAAATCCGAGTATTTGGATTCTCCTAAAAGAATGTTTCCTAAACCCTGTTCAATATCCTTGTTTAAAACTTCATACTTTTCTTTTCCCAAAACCTTTTTAAGATCTGGAATCAACCATTCTCCCGTTGTGGTCCAATCTGAAACAAGAACGCGCCCGACGCTCTTGTTTTCAAGAAGGGTTCTCATAGCGTTGATGCTCGTATGATCAATCCCCCCTTTTTCGGGTTCGGTCCCCATTGTAATAAGAAGCATTACGTTTTCGATTGAGCGACAAATTGCTTGATCTACATTTTTTAACTCAAGTTTTCTATTTAAATCATCTAAAACCGAAAATCCGGGAGGAACGGCAAGGGGTTCGTAATCTTGTTTTTTATAAAAAACGGGAAAAAGAACGTCTGGAGTTAATTCGATAAAAATTTTTTCATTAGAAACCCATTCTGTTTTTTTGTCAAGTTGTTCTTTTGTTTTTTTTGGCAAAGCTTCGTAAAGTTCTTTTTCTTCTGGAGTTTTTGCTTTTTTAATTCGCGTCAATTCAAATGGAGTAAGAATCTTGGCGTATTTAAATGTTCCAAATGTTAATTGTCCATTTACAACAATATCTGCGGGATTTAAAACAAGGTATCTAACAGGAACCTTAGAATTTAATGCGGCTTGAGAAAGACCGTAACCACGAATCGTTTTTGCAGCTAAAGCAGACTCCAACTTGTAAAGAAAGACGTTTCCAGAGCGATAAAACTCCCTAAAGAATTGCTCTTTTAAATCATAAAGTTTAATTTTTTTAAACCAAGCCTCTACAAATTTACGGCTAGAAGCATTTCCAGTCTTAGGATCAAGATAAATTTCACTATTGGCAAATTCAGAAAGAAGATCTAAAGTGCTTTTAAAAACAGAGATATTGAAATATGCCTTTTGGCACAAAATGATTGCATCAGAAATTCCAACTTGATCATTACTGTATTCATACGGCAAAAGACCGCTTGCAATATTAGCAAATCTCTCTGTAGCGGTTTTTACCGCAATTTGGTTCTTTCTTTTTCCAGTCCTATCGGAAGAGCTAGAAATGCTCGCCCTCGATTCGCAAATTCCTTCTCCAATAAGGGCGGGTTCAAAAGAAGCAGCCCTGACAAGAGAGTTGTTTTCGCTATTTTTCGACATCCCCTCAGAAAGAGAATCCCAATATTGCTTATTTTTCTTAGTATATTTGCGAGCCATCGGAATATATTACACTGACTTTAAAAGTCGAGAATTTGTCAACTTTTACCCGACAAACGGAGTAAACGTCGCGGCAACCTTTGGTTTATCGGCGGCATTAATCGCATCAAAATAAATTTTAGTCATCCAATTACCAAGAACAAGGGCGGAATAATTATCTTTTCTAGGTTTATTTGGACCTTTAATTTTAGCCATGTGAGGCGGGAGTCGGAATGTTTGAGAGCCTTGGGGGTTTGTAACAACCTCAATATTGGAAGTTTGAGTTTTGGTTAATTTGATCATTCCGATTTGATGGTCTAAAAATTCGACCATTTGAGCGGGTTCACCAGAGGGTTTTTTAAATTTAGAGTCCCATTCCAAGTCTTTGATAGGAATCCTCTTCTTTTTCTGAGCTTCGTAAGCATGATTAATAGCTTGAGAAGCGAAATAAATCCTCTTGTGGTCAATATTGGCTTGAAGAAGTTCGTTTGCTTGTCTAATCCAAGACGAAGTGGGTTTTCTCAAGAACACATATTTTTTCTGGGATTTGTTCAACTCGTTTTTAAACTTGTAAATATCGTTCATATACTCCTCTTGTTTTTCAAATTCGTTTTCTACCTCAATAACCCCCAAATGAATACCTGCATTTTTAAATAATTCGCTTTCGTTACAAGCGGAAACGAATTGAACACCACCAGCATAATCCATTACGACACAAGCGACATTAAAATGAGTTATTAAATAATAGAAGTAAAAAATATGCTTTTTAAGATTGGTTCCTGCCATTCCGTATGCGTGAACCAGACATCCTTTTTGATTGGGATTATCTAATTTAAAGACTTCCATTGCAAAGTCGTCAGAGCCTTCATCTTCTGACCAAGAGGGGTCAACAGAAATAATATATTCTGAATTAGGATCGCCAGCAATTTCAATATGGGGGTCTCCACCTTCAGGAATTGTGCAAGCCTCCATTTTTGAAAGGCGGAAGTAAGAATCTGATTCGGAAATAAATTGTCCTCCATATTCTCTAGCAAAGGTCGCTTCAGACATTGTAGCCTTTGCATAATTCAATTGTTTCTTGTCATAAAGAGCTTCTGGAGCCATTTCATAACTAAGCTGAAAAATAACTCTATAAGCATCGTCATCAAGTTCGATGGGAACATCTTCTTTATGTTTAGATTCATTCCCTAAGATTTGATCTCTATAAAGACAATACAATTCATACATATACTCAAACGTATAAGAAGGAGAGGAAAGCAAGATTAATTTGTTATCAACCCACTTATACCGATCATCTTCGGTCATTTTACCAGCAGCAATTAATTTATCCTCAACGTCCTTTAAATCTTGTCTTTCAGTGGGGTTGTCAATAACCCCAAGGAAGGGAAGCAAAACTTCCGTAAAAATTGTTTTAGGCATGTTCAAAAACTCGTCAATTAACATGATTTGAAATCGAAATCCACGCAATCTAGAGCCATCGGCCAAAGGAAGAGCTATAGCCTTACTTTGACCGCAAGTTAAGGTCCATTGATCCGTCCCCTTTTGAAGATTAAAAAGAGGAGCTACCATTCTACACCCCGGTTTTTTCAAAATATCTTCAACCTTTCCTAAAATCATTTTCGCTTGACGAAATCCGCTACTTAATACGCCAATGGTAATACCCTGTCTAAATATCAATTGTAACATCAAAAAGATTGCGGCACTATAGGTCTTACTCATGCCTCGACTCAAGACCATCATACAAGTGTCAGCAATCATCATTGATTTAATCAACATTTGCTGAAACGGAAAAAGCTTTACTCCGAAAAACATTTCCGTTGTAAATCCTAAATTATTTCTTAAAAATTTATATAACCAAATTTTTGCATCCTCTGGCTGTAAAAACCCATCTAATTGAGAAATTTCCTCGTTTATTCTTTTAGAAGAATATTCAAACCTTCTTTTTTGTTTTCCGACGAACCAAGCCATAATTACCTTTTACTTATAAAGTAGCCAAGATCACAGTTCCACATTTCGCGACCATAGTATAAAATTTTTCTTGTAATCTCATTTGCTTCCGGCGTATTCCGGCAAAAAACAAATTGACATGATTCATAATCATTAATTAAAATATCCCTAACATTATGAAGAGCAAAGGATAATAACCTGTCTCCATTTTTCATAAACTTGTTGGTTCCGGCATATTCCGGCAAAGAATCTAAACTAGACTCAACAACAACGAAAAGAAAAGAGTCGAATTCCTTTGCTCTTTTTATCTCGCGCTTGAATCTTTCGAAATTTGATTGACTTGCGAATGTCGTGAAAAAGTCTCCAACGGATTTTCTATCCACAAATGTTTTGGAATACTTTTCTCCTCCAGCCGTATAATCGCCAAAATCTAGTTTATTAACTATCGAATTAAAAAATTTAAATGGCTTTTTCTCCCTAGAGTCAACATGAACCTCCATTTCATATTCTGAATTTTTGCGCTCCCAAAAGTCTTTGGGAAGCTTTTTATTATAAAATTGGATTAAATCCAATTCTTTACAGAATTCTTGACATGATTCAAAGTATTTACGGATAATATCCACCCCCGCCATTTGAGCCAAACGCAGATAAACATCACAAGGAAGAAACGATATATTTTTGACATCTTTAAGGGTAAGGAATTCGGTTAATAAAACATCTTTTGCATCTTTTCCAAAATTATTTTGATAATAAGAGGTTCGATTAGAATAAGAATTAAAAAAAGAAGAAAGGTATTGTTTCTTGTCTTTGAATTTTATGAATGATTTATCCCAAAGGTCGCGTCTTGGATACCAAGTTTGGTAATACTCTCCCGAGCCTCCGTGGGCTTTAAGATGTCTTTCTAAAGACCCTTCGGAAGAAAATTCTTTTTGGCATGTTCGGCATTTAAACATTAAATTAATTCATCTGGACTAATACCAAAGATTCTAGCACTAAATTCTGAAACAGATTCAAATCTTCCAGCCTCTTCCTCGATAAGCTTATTGAGCTTATCTGCCATCATAATCATTAAATCCCTACTCTCTTTTTCTTGAAACGCTTCAACAAGAGAAAGGATATTGGCATTTACAGATTGAAGTTTTTCAACCCTTTTTGATCTATCTCCGTTTAATTTAGAAATAGTATCGCTAATTCTTTTTTCACAAGCATTTAACTCGTCATTTAAAGTCTTAAGATGCTCCGTTTGTTTTATACTAACTTCTGCCCCCTCATCTTTGTCCTCCAAAGAGGTTAAAAACGTATCCATTCTGTTTTGGATATGTTTGGCGCGAACAATATTAGAACAAACCATCATATATAAATTCAACTCCTCGTTAGTCAAATCAG